ACATTGTATAGTATATGAAACATAACAGGAGATAAACATGCCACAAGGTAAAGGTACATACGGAAGTAAAGTTGGACGGCCACCCGCAAAAAAGAAAGCTACACCTAAAGCAAAACCTGCGGCTAAAAGAGCAAGATCAATGCCTTTAAACGCTAAACAAGCTAAGGCGGCTATACAGACTCTTAGAAATGATGCAGGGGCTAAGACTTACCGTAAGAACAAAGCTAAAAAAAACAGCAAGATATAGAAAATAGTTCTTGACATTTCTTTTCAAACGTGCTATAATATAACTATACTATGTATTTAGTATATTTTATTTTAAATTAATAAACTGTCCTTTAGGAGAAACAGTAATGGAAGATAAAGAACTCGAAAAATTCTATAGAGCTTTTGAAGAAATGTTTAGAACAGAAGGTTGGAAAAACTTACTGAACGATCTTTCTCAAAATGCAATGCAGATCAATTCAATAGAAGCTTGTAAAGATGTGAAAGACCTTTCCTTTAGAAAAGGACAACTTTCAATGATAGCTAACCTGTTGAATCTTGAAACGCAAATAGAAACAGCCAAGCAACAGGCTGAGGAAGAGCAAGAAGAACTAGAAAACGAAGATGAAATTATTGAAGAGTAATCTAAGTTGGCTATAATAATTGACTTCCGATGCGACAACGGACATACTACTGAAAAGTTTATAGATTCTAAAACTACTGAAATAGAATGTCCTCACTGTTCGTTAATGGCTAGTCGAATCATATCTCCCGTTCGCAGTCTCTTAGACCCCGTTTCAGGTGACTTTGCAGGTGCTACCATGAAGTGGGCGAGAGACCGCGAAAGGAAGATTCAAAAAGAACGTAAGGCTAACTCCTAACCGAACCCTTACATACAATACACCTCCATAATGAGATTACTCACGGAGTTTAATAATGGCAACACTAATTGACGAGCGTCAACCTTTAGACGACACAACTGAAACTGAAAGCGTAACGGACATAACTAAACAAGAGCCTCCAGTAGAGCAACCTCTTGTAGATGAACAACCTACACAGGAACTTGAAGAACAGGAACTTCCTGATAAATACAAAGGTAAGAGCACAGCGGATATAGTGCGAATGCACCAAGAAGCTGAAAAACTCTTAGGTAAACAAAGTTCTGAAGTAGGTGAGTTACGTAAAGTTGTTGATGACTATATACAGACACAACTCTCAAACCCAGAAGCACCGCAACAAACTTCTGAAGACGAAGTAGATTTTTTCTCTGATCCCGACAAGGCAGTCGAAAGAGCTATTAATAATCATCCTAAGATTAAAGAAGCAGAGCAAGTATCTGCTCAATACAAACAAAATGCGGCTATGACCGAACTACAAAACAGACATCCTGATATGAAGGATATTCTGGAAGACGGTAAGTTCGTAGATTGGATCAAAGGATCAAAGATTAGAACACAGCTTTTTGCACAAGCAGATCAGCAGTATGATTATGAGGCCGCAGATGAGCTTTTCAGTAACTGGAAGGAACGTCAGCAAGTTGTAGACCAAACTGCCGCTAATGAGAAACAACAACGCAAAGACACTATTAAGGCCGCATCCACAGGAAATGTTAGAGGAAGCGGAGAGCAGTCAGCCAAGAAAATCTACAGGCGTTCAGACATTATTAAACTTATGAAGGACGATCCTGAACGATATATGTCATTATCCGATGAGATTATGCTAGCTTATCAAGAAGGGAGAGTCCGACACTAATTAATTTTATTTAAGGACTTGTATTATGGCTACATCAACTTACCCCGCCATGGGCGGAGCAGTAGACAACACTAGCGCGGCTACTTTTATTCCAGAGATTTGGAGTGACGAAGTAATTGCGGCTTATCAATCTAACCTAGTATTGGCTAACCTAGTCAAAAAAATGAGCATGACAGGCAAGAAAGGTGATACTATTCACGTTCCTAAGCCTACTCGCGGCTCTGCAAATGCTAAGGCAGAAAACACCGCTGTAACTATTCAGAATGCTACTGAGAGCGAAATCCAGATTTCAATCAACAAGCACTTTGAATACTCTCGTCTTATTGAAGACATTACTGAAGCACAAGCTCTAGCTTCTCTACGTCAGTTCTACACTGGTGACGCAGGTTATGCTTTAGCCAAGCAAGTTGATAACGACTTGTTTAACCTAGGTAAGTCTCTAGGTAATGGTGATGGATCAGATTGGACTCATAGCACTGTTTATAACTTTGCAGGTGGTTCTGGTATTGAAGCTTACGCTGTAGATTCAGTAGCTTCCACTGACGTATTTAACGATGCAGGTTTCCGTGCCGCTATTCAGGTATTGGACGATGCTGATGTTCCTATGGACAACCGATGTTTTGTTGTTCCTCCTTCCCTACGTAACGCTATTATGGGCGTTGATCGCTACATGTCTTCTGACTTTGTAGACGGACGAGGTGTACGTAACGGTCAGATTGGAAACCTATACGGTGTTGACGTATTTGTTTCTAGTAACTGCCCAATCATCGAAACCGCTTCCGCTAACTCAGCAGGTGGAGATGTTAAAGCCGCTCTGTTACTTCACAAGGACGCTATGGTTCTTGCTGAACAGCAGGGTGTACGTTCTCAGACTCAGTATAAGCAAGAGTTCCTTGGTACTCTGTATACTGCTGACACTTTATACGGTACGCAAGTAATGCGTCCTGAAGCAGGTGTTGTATTGGCTGTAAACGGCTAAGTAAGAAAACTAGGGACTCCTCTTTTATAGGGGAGTCTCTTTTTATTTTATTCAATAGAGGCGCTTATGGCTATATTTAGAGGCACAGGTGGTTCGGGTACTTCCACTAGTCTAGGCCAACTAGACGAAATAACTCAACAAGCCCTCATTGCTACAACTAAAGCAACCGAAGCCTCCCAAAGTGCTACCTCTGCTCTTAATGCTTTTGATAGTTTTGATGATACGTATTTAGGTGCTAAATCTACCGCTCCTTCAGCAGACAATGACGGAGATTCTTTATCTTTAGGTAGTCTTTACTTTGATACTTCTCAAGATGTTTTACGTGTTTATACAGGATCAGGTTGGTCAAGCGTGACTTCAAGTGGACAGTATTTACCTCTTTCTGGAGGAACCTTAACGGGCGATTTAAGTTTAAGCAATAATTCATTTAATAATTTTCTAATTGATGCAGGAAATTTTTAATAAAAATAGGGATTTAAGACAATGGCACAAACAATCAAAATCAAAAGAAGTTCGTCTACTACAGCGCCAACAAGCTTGGCCTCTGGTGAGTTAGCTTATAGTACTAAAACAGGTGTTCAAAAACTTTATTACGGTGACGGTACAGATGTTCTTGCCATTGGTGGTAAATCATACACAGACAAGTTAGACGGTATTGAAGCAGGGGCAACCGCAGATCAGACGGACGCACAGATCAGAGCCGCTGTTGAAGCCGCTTTAGATTCTAATGTTTTTACTGACGCAGACCACACCAAGCTAGACCTCATTGGTGCGGCCAACGGAACCAATGCCGCAGATGCAAGTGTTGTAGCCTCTGCAAATAACTTAGGAGTTATTAGGATTGGCGATGGCCTTTCTATAGCCGCTAATGGAGAAGTATCTGCTGATGAAGTAACAAGTACTTCTGTCACAAACGCAGGCGCTTTAATGGATTCTGAGGTAACTAATCTTGCACAGGTAAAGGCGTTTTCTTCAGCAGACTATGCTACAGCGGCACAAGGTACACTCGCTACAAACGCACTGCCCAAGTCAGGAGGAACCTTAACTGGAAATTTATCTTTTGGTGATAATGTCAAAGCGCAATTTGGTGCTAGTAATGACCTCCAGATTTACCATGACAGCAACAACTCCATAATCAAAGACGCAGGTTCTGGGGTGTTGCGGTATACAAGTAGCAGTTCTTCAGCCGCAGGGGTTGTATTTGAAATAGAAAACACAGATACGGATGCGGCCTCTGGCTCCTTTATACATTTCAAAGACTCATCGGGATTAGACCCTTGTAAAATAGGTGCTGTAGGTTCTAGCTTTTTTGTAATGAGTCCTACAAATGAATACATGATTAAAGCTAACAGCAATTCTGATGTAGAACTTTATCATGATAATGTTAAAAAGCTTGAAACGACTACTGACGGAATCGCAGTTAGCGGCGACATAGCATTGGGCGACAATAACAAAGTTCAATTTGGTAACGCTGTTGGTGGGGACTTACAGATTTATCACAATGGGTCAGCCTCCTACATAAGTGAAGTTGGTACTGGCAATTTAAAGATAATGGGCAGTAATCTTGAAATGAAAAGTACGTCTGATGAGATGTATTTAGATGCTACTCAAGATGGAGTCTTAAGGCTATATTGTGACAACCAAATTCGGCTAACAACGACAGGTACTGGTGTAACTGTCTCAGGCGATTTAAAAATAAACAATACAACTCTTGAGAACAGTCTTGAGACAGGTCACATTTACGCTCCTGAGGTTTTAGTTATTGACCCTGCTTCTCATTCTGCAAATACAGGAAAGGTAGTTATTGATGGTGACCTTGAGGTCAAGGGCGTAACTACAACGATTGACTCTACTACAGTAAAAATCGCTGATAACTATATTCAACTTAATACTGACCAAGACCCGACAACAGCACCTCCTACTACTATGTTTTGCGGTATTCAAGTGGATCGTGGTAGCGAACAGTATGACTCAGGAATTTACTGGGTTGAGTCCTCCGATGAGTGGGTTGTAAACACTGGTGGTGCAGGTATTAACCGTTTGATTCACGACAGTAATTTTGAAGCCAAATATCCAACACTTGATGGCGGCACGTTCTAGTAAATAAATCTCTAGCGTATATACGCATATAGGAGAGCCATATGGCACAAACGATTAAGTTAAAAAGATCAGCGACCACAGGAAATGCGCCTACAGCTTCCCAATTAGCTTTGGGCGAGTTAGGTATAAACACGACTGATGGAAAGTTATTTCTAAAGAAAAGCGTTAGTGGCACTGAGTCTATAGTAGAAGTCGGTGGCCTACCCCTATCAGGCGGCACTCTCACAGGCAACC